TCTTCATAATCAATTTCTTCAATCTTATAAACAACTGGGTCTTTATTCATAACTTGATATTTCTTGTCTTTTGGGGTATGCCATTCATGCTTTGAATAAATTTTTACATTACCATCCCCAAAAACAGTTTCAAGTATAGGAATTTCATGCTCCCAGATTTGCTTGACAATCGTTACCTCAATACTTTTGAAAATTGTTACATCGCAATATTTTACTCTCACTATATTTCTCCCGAAAATAGGACATGTCGTAGCATGTCTTTAGTCATAATCTCTCAATATATGGCATCTGAGAGGGTCAATATTTTGCAAAAACACTAAAAAACGTAAATTCAAACCCTCCGCCTATCTTAGCGATCCACGGAGTCGGATCAGAAACTCCTACCAAGAAACCTCAAAATTGGGCTTTCGGCAGAGGGAGAATTAACGAATAGCTAGGCTATCCGCTTGTTTATTATGCCAATACAAGAACGGCATGAGCATTTGCTCTCGTCATACATAGAGCAAATCGTGAGGTTAATCCCCACATGTGTTCATACCTATCGTAAGGTCGTGGGGGCTTCCTACTAATTTTGCCCTGACCTTCGATCTCTTTGAGTTGGATATATTTGGTGTTAAGCATATAACACCGTTTCGCCCACGTTCCACCTAAGTCATCAAAGGTTGGATTCCATATAATTGGAACACCTTTGAAACTAATGCGATCCGTTCCGCCCTCTGCGTTAAACTGTCCACCATTACTAATGTTGACAGTGCCATAAGTTTTCAGCAGAAAGTTTTTGTAGCCGTCAATGAAGTCCGTGCCAGCCATAATATAATTAGGCCGTCCACCGTTCTTCGTACAGTTACGCCACTGGGTTTCCATCACATCAACGATAGTTCCTGTGGTAGTCGCTGTGGTAATACCAGTTGCATACTGGTTTCTCCACCAAGAATTAGCAGAAACCGAGCGATCAATTCCACCAACAGTTCCAGTCGTAGGATTAACAGCAATTAGATAATCCAAACCTTCAATGTCATCTGTTGAACCAGAGCCATCTTGCAGTAAGTATTGATCCATTTGTTCTTCCCAGCCCAAATCAAGAACTTCGATTTGCTCGTTAAGAAGATTGGTCAACTGAACAACTTCAGCTTGGCTATGTACTTTGCCCTTCTTGTTGTTGTCCGTTACGGAAATTCCATTCTGAATCAAACGATCTTCATCCAGAGTGAAACCATCATGCGCCGCTCTCCACGGGAAAGTGGCTTGCTCAACTGTTGAGCGACTGTTGTAAGTAACAACTTTTCTTCCGTTAAAGAAAGAGAAATTGTTCTGATAGCGATAGCGTAGCTGTACTACAGCATTTTGCTTACCGCCGGGCATAGACCCTTTACCCGATTGGAGTTTTTTATACCAAACTCTCTCTTGGGCAATCTGGTCTACTGGCTTATTTTTAAGGTAATAATCAAGTGCTGTCTTACCAGCAATTGATAATTCCTCTGTAGTAAAAGGCATTTAACCCCTCCAGTAAATAATTAACGTTTATCCACCCAACTCCGCCATAATTGCGTCAGCCATACTGCCAGCATTAGCTGAACCAGTTGTAACTCCGCTTGACTGCAACGGTGCTTGAGCAGTTTTTTTAACTTGTTGCGTCTGAGTAGATGCCATAGACCCAACAGCCCCATACAATTGTGAAACAACGCTCGCCCATTGAGATGGTTGATAATTCTTTTGAATATAATCAACTTGGCTCAATAAGTATTTTTCTTTAGCATCAAAGTCAATATCCATCTTTTTTTGTTGATCCATAAAAGACTCAATATCCTTTGTTGCGTTTTGAATAGAGCTTGTGTTTTGAACTTGCTGTTGCTGTTGCTGATGAACTTGCCGTTGCTGACTTTCCACACGTTGTTGGCTTCGTCTGCTGTTAGCAAGTTCTACTGCATGTTCTCTTGACAACTCGTAGTTATCGACTTGATCCTGTAAATCATTAAACCCATCAAGAAGATCAACCCCTTCAACTTCAACTCCCATATCTTGCGACAAACGCTGAACTTCTGCTCTTGCAAACTGTAAAGCTTGCTCTTTTTGAGAACGATCTGAAGATACTGCTAATTTTCCATAATCCAAAAGTGTCGCAAACTCATTCGGGGAAAGCCCCGATTCAGTTACGGATTTTTGAATCTGAGAAACCGCTTCAGTCGCTTGAGCGAGTTCATTAGCCTTTGCTTTGTTATCAGAAACCAAATCCCTAAAACGCTGTGATGCTTTTGGTTGTAGGTTCTCAGGCTCTCTGTAAAACTCTGGCTCGGTATTGTCTGGCTCTGGAGTAGCTTCCTCTTTTGATTTGACTTCATCCTTCGCCTTTGGTTCTTCGGGAACTTCCTCTTTTGCTTCTGGTTCGCTTTTAGGCGCATCTTCAGCCTTTGAGGGTTGAGGTTCATCATCGTCTGATAAAGCCTTCTGGACAGCATCGACAACTGTTTCTTCTGTTTCGGGTGACGACTCCGAATTTTCGTCAACTGGAGGTTGCGAGTCCTCTGTTACGCTTGCTTCTTCTACTGTTTCTGTTGCTTCTACCGCTACTTCTGGTGTTGCATCCTGTGTCGAATCAGGTACGACATTTTCATCTGACATAGTTTCTCCCGATCTATGTATTATTAATCACTACCACCATTGTTTGATTTATTGTTATTGGATTCTTTTTGACTAATTCTATTAAATTGGTTGCCTTCTCTTGTGATTTCGTTTGACTCTTTTTCGCTCATTCGTTTCATCTGGTTGCCTTCACGCTGAACTTGTGTTTGCTGTTGCAACAACTCCATTTGTCTACGTTTCATAGCAACGTCAGTCTGCGCTTTATAAGATTTCATTTGTCCTTCAAGAACATTATCTTCTGCATCAGCCTTTGCTTTTTCAGCCAACGCCATATTTTTCTGCGCTTTTGAATGAGTTTCTTGTAAGTCAGCTTTCAACTGTTCAATCTGAATCTGTTGCATTTCCATCTGCTGTTGCATCTGTTGTTGCTGTGCTGGATCTGGCTGTGACTTGTCTTTAGCTCTTGGCAAAAATTCATGCACATCAAATCTTTCGTCAAGCCGTCTTAGTGTTTCCTGTGCAACAATAATCATGGAATCTGCCAAATCATCTTGTCCAGCTTCACGCAATTGAGATATTGCTTGAATTGCTTCAGATAATTTTGGCAATAAAAATTGAACCCAAACCTGAGTTTCTTTATCTTTATTTGGCTTTCCAGAAGAACCAGCTTGAATATTAATGGTCAGCAGATTAAATATCTGTTCTTTATTCATCTGAGGCCATACAGAACCATCTTTAAGCTCGCCTGTTGGTTGCCCAGTTTGAGGGTCAACCTCTGGCTCTGCTGGCATACCAGCAATTTCACTTACTTGTTCAATTGTCAATGCTTGTAACAACAGTTCAAGAGTATGTTTCGCTACTTTTTCAAACCAATCTTCTATTTCATCTGTGTCAGCCGCACTTTGAGTCTGCTGTTCCTGACCCAACATTTGCGCTTCACCAAGAGTTCTTGAGCGATTACTCTTTGGCTGTGTTACCTCACCACCACCAACAACACGCTCAAAGTCACGCTCTGTATGATCTGTTGTATAAACAGACGGGTCAATTGGGGGAGGGGAGAAAACATCAATTGAATTTTTAATGGGTTGCCCAGCACCACCATCTATCCTCACATTTTCTCCGGGCATTGCATCTTCTAATGCTTTCGCATCCATGTCTGAAACATCGCCCCTTCTTGATACCCAATGAGGAATTGAAATATCTCTATGATGAGCAAATCTTGTTCTCGCAGAATTATGTTCATCTTGCAATTCACGCAAAAGAAAAACATCCGACATGGGTAAAAATTGCCCATCAACAATGTTTAATGCGAGAGGTATATATGGATACCATTGTTCGCTTACAAACTTAGGCTCAAGAGGTTGTTGCAAAAAGTCAACGCCTCCATCTGCCATGTAATGAATCAACTGGTTTTCCCTATCGTGTATTTCCCAGATATGAACCATTGTTGCGTGTTCATCAATCTGTTCTTTTTTATGGTCTACCACATCAGATGACTTTAACTTAAATTCCTTTGTCCCCACTGGCAGTTTTCCCCAACGCTTTTTAGCGTCAGCGACAGTCATTATTATTCTTTCTGCCAAGAAAGGAGTTTGAAGATAATCATCAAAATTCTGGATAGAAGAAAGGTCTAACACCATGTTAGTCGGATCAACAACATCAATGACTAGACCTTCCGATACAACTATATTTTCCTCCCTTTCAAGCTGTGATTTGAATTGCTTTAATTCAAGAATAGCTCTTTCCTTTGCAACGACCTCACTGGGGTCTTTTGATTGCATCTTGAGATATTCTAATTGAGCTAACTTATCATTAGAATCTATAATCTTATTTCTGATAATCGGGTTTGGTTCTATTTCGGTTTGATAATAGACCTTCGCCCAACCAATGCCAGTCGTCTTTGCGGAACGGAGGCAAGCCTTCGCCCTACGCTTTAAATTAGCATCATCAAAAACTCGATTTAAAATGATCTCAGCCGTTTTGCCGAACAATCGCATTTTCTTTACACCAGCCTGAGCAATAGTTTCAGTTGGCCTAATAGAAAACTTCGGATTTCTAGCGTAAATTTGGTTTACGCTTTTTCTAATATGTGAATGTATTAGGTTTGCCCTAACAAGTTCACCCGAACCATCATCCTCATGTTCGCCACGAACATATTGTCGGTCTGTTTTGATAGACTCCTCAAAATTACCGTTGTTCATGCTCTGCTTG